GAGTATTGCCGACTAGAGTTTGGGCACACCGACTGGGAGGTACGCTATGAAGATGGCAACGCACACATCACCATGTACGCAGAGCCACGTGCTGACTACATACCCGAGGAGAATAGCGATGATTAACTTTGACGATTACGGACGGATTGGAGACCGACTACGTGCGGTAGAGTTAGACTTACGCAACTACCTGTTAGACCCTAGCGATTACACGTGCGAGTATTTTCAGGATGTGCACACGGCAGTAGAAGAATGCCTAGGCTTTCTAGGTATACCCACAATTGAAAAGGAGGAAGATGATGAAATTTCAGAATTGGACAATGACTGACATAGTCACCCGCGTGGTGTATTTGATTGCAATCATTGTGATTGCATTGGACATGTTTTATTGGAGGCCCTGAATGATTGAGTTTACATATACCGAGATAGCACTAGGATGTATCGCGCTGATTGGATGGGCGCGAGCGATGTATTGGAAGTCGAAACACGACAACTTGCATCAGTTCAACATGGCCATCATTGAGGACGAGGACATACGCACCAAGGTGCTAGCCGAGTTCCAAGAGTGGAAGGCCAAGCAAACGTGATCACGAGCAAGTGAAACGCACCACAAATATATTTGACAAAGATATAATTTTGTGGTATAATAAGGGCTGATGGTGCGAGCTATCAGTCAAACCCGAGTTAGTTCAAAACTAACATTTTGTTAGAAATCATTAGGAGTATTAGAAATGGCAGATATTAATTTTGGTAAGAGCATTACCCTGAAACAAGCAAGCAAATTGATTCGTACGAATCCGACTACTAGGTTTCTACTAGAAGGTGAGCCGGGAATCGGGAAGTCCTCCATATTGGAGAGTATAGCTAACGATATGGGGTATGACTATGCCTACATCGACGTGCCCAACATGGACTTAGGCGATATCGCTATGCCTGTGATTGACCATGCAACCAAGACAACCCGCTACTATCCCAACGCAAGGTTCAAGATTCACGAGGGCAAGCCCTTGGTGATTATGCTCGACGAGTACACAAAAGGTGCTGACCCCATCAAGAATATGTTACACCCCATGTTCGAGAAGGCCAACCCTAGACTCGGCGATATAGCTATCAACAAAGACACAATCGTGTTTTTGACCGGTAACTTATCGACTGACGGTGTGGGCGATACCTTGAAAGCACATAGCCGTAACCGACTGGTTCCCGTTCGCATCAGTAAGCCGACTGCGGACGAATGGGTAGAGTGGGCGGTGAACAAGGGCATCGAGGCCGAGGTGATTGCATGGGTGAGCCGATACCCACATGCACTCGCAAGCTACCTTGATGGCGGGCAAGGGGATAATCCCTACATTTACAATCCGCGCAAGCCTATGAATGCGTTCGTATCCCCAAGATCATTGGAGACAGCGTCCAACATCATACGTACTCGCAAGGATAACGACAAGGACACGGTGATATCCGCCTTAAGCGGTGCAATCGGCGAGGCCGGTGCGCGTGACATGCAAGCGTACATCGAGTTCAGCGATCAGCTACCCACATGGGAGGCCATCGTGACCGACCCTAAGACTGCGACCGTACCCAGTAGCGCGGGTGCATGTGCAATCATTGTGTTCAGCGCGATATCACGTATCGACAAAACAACTTTGCCCCCATTCATGACTTACCTCAAACGCATGGATGCCGAGTGGCAAGCGGTGTTCGCGATCAACGTGGGCAAAAACGAGAACAAGCGGGACGTGGCATTCAACTGCGACGAGTTCACCGCATGGATAGCCAAGAATCAAGACTTACTTTAATAGAAGGAAACTAACAAAATGTTAGAAGAACGCAAACTGCAAAAAGCAAAAATCACTTTGATGCGTGAGCCCATGTTCGCCCTGTACTCAGGGCTAATGATGGTCGGTCGCACAAGTATTGCCGACGATGTTCCAACGGCATGTACCAACGGACGAGACGAGATATACGGACGTGCGTTTGTGCGTGAGCTAAAAGATGAGGAGCTAAACTTTCTCATCATTCACGAGACCATGCACAAAGCATACCGGCATCTGACAACGTGGAAAAAGCTACATGATGAAAACCATCAGCTAGCGAACATGGCTTGTGACTACGTCATTAACATTAAGTTGATAGACCTAGACCCGCACGAGAGGTATATCGCGATGCCGAGGTTCAAGAGTGGAGACAAGCAAGGCAAACCCATGGGGCTAGTGGATGCTAAGTTCAGGGGTATGAACGCCAAGCAAGTGTTCGATATTCTGAAAGAGGAGCAACAAGGCAACAGTGCAGGCGATGGTGATGCGGGCGGTAGCGGTGAGGGCATGGACAAGCACGAGTGGGACAAAGCCCAAGAGATGAGCGACGAGGAGAAAAAAGAACTCGAACGCGACATTGACCAAGCCATTCGCCAAGGCATCATGAATCACGAGAAGATTGTAGGCAAAGGTGGCGGGGAGATCGACCGAGACCTATTGGACTTGATCGAGCCCAAGATCGACTGGCGGGAGGTGTTGCGCGAGTTTGTCAAAGCTACGTGTACGTCCAAAGACACATCATCGTGGAGGAGGGTCAACCGTCGGTTCTTATCGAGCGATGTGTATATGCCGTCGTTGATCGGAGAGAGGATTGGTTCTATCACGATAGGTGTAGACACATCAGGGTCGATTGGCGCGGAGGAACTGGTGGACTTTTTGAGCGAAGTCAAAGGCATTGCCGAGGAGGTCAAACCCAACCAAGTGGATTTGATTTACTGGGACTCTGACGTGGCAAGTCATGAAATCTACTACGAGAATGCGGTATCCGACTTAGTTGCAAGCACCAAACCTCGCGGTGGTGGCGGTACGTCCCCATCATGTGTACCTGAGTACATGAAGGAGAAGAACATCAAACCCGAGTGCACCGTCATGCTTACAGATGGGTGCGTAGGGGGAGACTGGGGCAATGACTGGCCAAGCCCTACCCTGTGGGTGATTGTGGATAACAAGAGTGCCCAAGCGACGAATGGCAAAACCATTCACATTGATTCAAGTAAGAACTAACAAAATGTTAGAAAAAGGAGAAACAAAATGAGTATTAGCGCATCAGCAGTATTGGCAGAGTTGAACATCAGCGTATGGCCAGCGAGTAAACTTGATCGAGAGATCACCGACAAGGTCAATAGCGACGCGTCGGCGGTGAGAGGGGCAAGTCAAACCAAGAAGAATCTACTTGCGGGTACTAGCCTACGCAAAGACATTGAGAAGTTCGCCGCCCGCGTACGTCTCTATCACAACCAACACACACTACCATGGGCAGACAAGGGCGAGCGGTTATTGCCGACCAAGATGTTCATGGACTACAAGCAAACCATGAATGGGTTCGAGCGTACGTTCAACATCATGTGCGATGACTTCTTTGTGGAGTACCCCAGATTGGTAGCAGATGCACCTACTAACCTAGGTACGTTGTACAAGGCCGATGACTACCCCAGTATCGAGGAGGTGAAGTTGAAGTTCGGGTTCAGGCGAGCGATCAACCCATTACCCCAGTCTGGTGACTTCCGCTTAGACATACCGTCAAATGACTTGGCTGAGATGCGAGCTGAGTTCGAGGCCAAGGCCGAGGAGAGACTGGTCGAGGCCATGCGTGAGCCATGGAATCGGTTGCACAAGGTGCTTACTGCTATGTCAGAAAAGCTAAGCGATGATGGAGACGGGGACAAGAAACGCTATCACGATTCGTTGATCACTAACCCGATTGAGTTGTGCGAGCTATTGTCAAAGCTGAATGTGACCAATGACCCCAAGCTAGAGGACGCCCGCAAGCAAGTTGAGAGTGCGATGCTAGGTGTAAGCATGGATGCGTTGAAAGAAGATGGATACGAGCGCACGGCTTTGAAGAACAAAGTTGATGCGATTATTAGTAAGTTCGATTGGTAATAACTAACAAAATGTTAGAAAAGGAAACAAAATGAAAACACTTGATTTGAGCAACGTGAGATACACAAGTGCCTTGACCGACAAGGTCAATGGTAAGTATGCATTTGTGGATAAGCTACTAGACCCAGTCATTCAAAAGCTGGCCTTAGATAATCCAAGATGGGAGTTCATTGCAACTCATGGACGTGAGAATTCGACCGAGTTTATGTTCGATCAATTCACCATCAAAGAGAATGGGGAGCAACTGGGTTTGATTGATAAGAGTTGGTATCGTGGTAACTACACGATACGTATACGCAACGACCGCATTGGCAAGGAGCGCAACCGTGGGGATTCGTACGAGACCATCGACCCAAAGAAGGCCATACTCAAGGTCAGGAAGATGTTCCAACGTAAGACTACGAACGAAGTCCTAGAGTCAGCGACAAAGAAATCTCGCGAGGCCATGCGTTCGGTGATACGTGATCATGAGTATCAACTCAACAACTCCTTGCGTACCATAAAGGAAATGACTACCCAATACATTTTGGGTGTGGGTAATGTACATTTTCTCAACTATGTGAGTAGTGAGGACTGTCCAGCACACATGAAGTTACAAGTAGAGAGGAATACGCAACTCATTGACAAGCTCAAGGGTGAGCTTGACTACATGGAGTCATTGAATGATTCCAGTAGCATATTGATTGTAAAGAATGGTAGCAACTATATCGTAAAGAATCCATTAGGAGTGCAGTCGTATACCGACGACACTTTGCCCCTTAATCTCAAGAGAAAGATGGGCATACTGAAACTGGTGGACGATAGCACGTTCGTTAGAAATGTGGGTTACCGTATCGATGAAAATAATTTTATAGTAGGAGAAGAAAATGCAGAAAAAGCTAGCAATGATCAAGACGAGTAAAGAGGCCAAGCCTGTGCGGGTTGCACCCAATATCTTAGACCCCAACTTTAAATACACACCATCAGCGGGTACTAACGTACAAGCTACGTGGATGAAGTTTGGGTGGAAACCTGTTGAGCGTTCGAATGAAATCAAAAGCAGTACTTGAATTCAACTACCCCGAGGACGAGGACAAACTTTCCTGTGCTCTCCGAGGGGAAGACTATCGCAATGCGTTGGTAGACATACTCAACATATTGGATGCACCATTCTCTAACACCGTCATGATGGAAGAGATACGAACACTAATGAAAAAGTTTAGGGAGGAACTAACAAAATGTTAGAAACCATAAGATGAAGTGTCCTGTATGTGGTACATGGACAATCGTGTTGGAGGCTAGAAAGTCTCCAACGTTCGGATACAAAAGAAGGAGGGAGTGTGCCAATGAACACAAGTTTACAACCAAAGAAGTTGTCATTGAAAAAGAGGAGCTTGCAAGAGAGAGAAGAGATCATTACGAAAATAATCTCGGGAAAATGGTGGCCATTCGACAGAGTCGAGCCAAGCATACTAAACGAGGTAGAGCGCCGACTGAAAAAGTTGGAAAGAAGTAAACATGAGGACGCATTATTATGACAACCGGAATTGAGTATTTGAAACCTGAACAAAAACGTAAGGGGCGGGGGCTTGGTAAGAAACCCGCGCTTTATTGTACGAGCTTGCGTTTACCAAAGGAGGTGCACGAGTTTTTCGGCGCCAAATATCCGTACACAAAGCAAGCCAAAATGAGAGAAGTTCTTACTGATTTTATGAACAAGGAGTTAAACAATGAAAAGTAAAGCACAAACCGTACGTGAGTACATGAACGCAAACCCCGATGCAACTGTTGGTGAAACAGCCAAGAAGTGCAAGGTCACGACTCAGTACGTGTACCAAGTTAAGTCGGATGAGAAGAAACGATCAGCAAAGAAATTGGGTACACCCAAATTAAGAATGCAAGCATCATTTGATAGAGAACCGCCCGCACCTGAACCAATCTCCGTGCTCCGCATTACGATGGAAGAGCCAAAGACCGACAACGTCAATCACCCTCCGCATTACAAGACTGGTGGTATTGAGACTATCGACTTCATCGAGGCGAAAGAGTTAGGCTATCACTTGGGTAACGTTATCAAGTACGTTACTAGGGCTAAGCATAAGGGGGCAGAACTTGAAGACCTTAAGAAAGCCCAATGGTACTTGGAGAGAGCAATCATGAAACTGCATATCTAACATTTTGTTAGATTCAGGGAAAGTCCTTAGCCCGCGCAATGCGGGCTTTTTTGTTTTTGGGGGTTGACAGAGTAAAGTTTGGATGTTATCATCGGTGCTCGAAAACTACTGGAGTATTAGATGGCAACCCCCGAGGCCAAAGTCAAAGCAAAGATCAAGGCCATTCTAAAAGAACACGATGTGTACTATGCCATGCCGATAGGTACTGGCTACGGTAACTCAGGTGTCCCCGACTTCCTGTGTTGCGTGAACGGTTGGTTCATAGCAATCGAGGCGAAGGCGGGCAACAATCGTCCTACTGCATTACAAGAAAAGAACATGGCCGACATTGATCGAGCCGGTGGATTTTCTGTTGTCATTTACGAAGACAATCTGAAAGTTTTGGAAGGTTTGATTAAACATTTTAAAGGAGAGAAAAGATGAGTGATATATCAAACGGTGTGCAAGCACTAATCAACCGCATGGAAAGCAACCCCGAGGAGTTTTACAACCCCAAGGAGAATGACAAGTGGGCATTCATTTACAAGGAAACATTCAGAGATGTAATGACCGAGCCCGAGAAAGCCGCCATACATACTGCGCTTAAGAGCGTACGCAGAAAAGAGTTCGAGCATCTGGTGATGAAAGAGATTCTCAGAGTCGATGAAGACAAGCAAAAAGAGCTTGAGTACAAACGAAAAGAAACCCGCAAAAACCTTTTTGATTCCCCTGCGATAGCTAGGGAAGGCGAGCCTATACAGTATCGTTTTACCGAGTCCGAATATAGAGTTGCCTCGAATCTTGGGCTAGACATAGCGGACTACGTCAAAATGAAACAACAAATGGGGATTTAATGGATATCATCACGATTGATTTTGAAACCTTTTACTCGCGCGAGTTCAGTCTTACCAAGATGACTACCGAGGAGTACATAAGGGACGACCGCTTTCAAGTGATCGGTGTTGGCGTGCAAGTCAACGACGCAGAGCCGGTTTGGTTCAGCGGTTCACACGACGAGGTGCACCAGTTCCTGAGTTCGTTGGATTGGAGTCAGTCTCTAGCGTTAGCCCACAATGCCCCTTTCGACGGAGCCATTTTGAATTGGATTTTTGGTATCACTCCAAAGGGATGGTTGGACACGCTAAGCATGGGACGAGCCTTACACGGTACTGAGGTAGGCGGTAGTCTTAAAGTCCTAGCGCAACACTATGGTATTGGTGTTAAAGGTACAGAGGTAGCCGACGCGCTTGGATTCAGACGTGGCGATTTCACCGAAGAACATTTGGCGCGTTATGGTGAGTATTGCAAGAATGATGTCACTCTAACCCGTAAGCTATTTCTCAGTATGAGCAGTAGCTTCCCTTCCCTGGAGTTGCGTTTAATCGATTTAACGGTACGCATGTTCACAGAGCCAGTCTTGCAGTTGGACAAGGACATGTTAAAAATACATTTACTCAAAGAGCGTCAACGCAAAGCCGAGTTGTTGGAGAACTTTGACAAAGATACATTAATGAGTAATCCGAAGTTTGCCGAGTTACTCAAGGGGTATGGCATCGAGCCCCCGATGAAGGTGAGCCCTGCGAACGGCAAGCAAACATATGCGTTCTCTAAAACCGACGAGGACTTCAAAGCGTTACTTGAGCATGAACATCCGAATGTGCAAGCGCTAGTCGCAGCGAGGTTGGGTACTAAATCTACGATAGAAGAGACAAGGACTGAACGGTTCATTGGGATCGCTGAGCGTGGTGCTCTTCCAGTACCCCTACGCTACTACGCGGCGCACACAGGGCGATGGGGTGGAGACGACAAACTCAACCTACAAAACTTACCGCGCAGTTCTCTATTAAAGAAAGCCATACTGCCCCCCGATGGTTACGTGTTTGTGGACTCTGACTCATCTCAGATTGAGGCACGTACGTTGGCGTGGTTGGCTGAGCAAGATGATTTGGTGGAAGCATTTAGAAAGGGTGAAGATGTATACAAGATCATGGCATCTGCTATATATGGCAAAGCACAAAAAGACATTACCAAAGAAGAAAGGTTTGTCGGTAAAACGACGATTCTTGGAGCGGGCTACGGCATGGGCGCGGTCAAATTCAAGGCGCAACTTAAAACTTTTGGTGTTGAAGTTACGCTTGAAGAAGCGAAGCGAATTATTGATACGTACAGAGCTACTTATCCGAAAATCGCAAAGTTGTGGAAGACCGCTGGCTACGCACTACAAGCGATACTGGAGAATCAGCAAACCTTCTTTGGGCGGAATGACTTACTACCGGTCGAAGGCAGACTTGGAATTGTCCTACCGAATGGATTGAATCTCAAATACCCCAACCTACGCACGTACGAGAAAGACGGTAAGGTTGAGTTGATATACGACACCAAGAGAGGCAAGGCAGTTGTGCCGACTAGGATGTATGGCGGTAAGTTGGTGGAGAACGTATGTCAAGCGTTAGCCCGCATCATCATTGGAGAGCAGATGATCATAGTGGCAAAAAAGTACAAGGTCGTCATGACCGTGCACGATGCCATCGGGTTCATCGCACCAGTCAAGGAAGCCGAGCGAGCTAAAGAATACGTGGAGATGTGCATGCGCATACGGCCCAAGTGGGCTAAAGAGATGCCTCTTAATTGTGAGGCGGGTTATGGAACAAGTTATGGAGATTGCTAATGACTAACGAAGAATTAATGCAACTGATGACCGACATGGGTTTACATGAGGGTGGTATAGAGAATTGGGTTCCTGATAATGCTTGGCTACGGGTGGCTAATGCAGTTGAAGAAAGAGAACGCAACAAATGCGTAACCTTTGTCCAGAACTGGACAGGTGGTGGAGGTAAGTGGGAATGTGCAAAGGCATTGAAAGACATGGGCAAAGTAGAGGAGCATAAAGATGAATGAAGAAGAATACATCAAATTATTTCACAAAGAACAATTAAATCTTGTTGCGTTTAAACGCTTACTGGATTGCGATGAAGAAGTTTTGCGGTTAGTTAACAGTGCAATTGAAGCCGAGCGTGAGGCGTGTGCAAAGATTTGTGATCAATATGCGCTAGAAGATGAGAATTGGTCAGGCGGTTGTGCTTTCGCTATTCGTAAAAGGGGAAAAGAATGACTAGAGAAGAACTATTTGATATTGCAGATCAAATATTAACCATGCCATACAAAAAAGACGATGTATTGTATTTGGCGAATTATTTGATGGAAAACGGCAGACAAATGATGTTGAAAAACGCAGAGTTACAAATCGAAGTGGCAATACTAAAAGAACGTGAGGAATGTGCAAAGATTGCTGACTCATATGCAGATGGGTTAGAGCGTAACTACTCTGAAATCATTGCTGACGCAATCAGAGCAAGGGGAGATAGCAAATGATTAAAGATACAGCGGTTCAAATACTTTTGGAACACTTTAGTGAGGGTATGGTACGCACAATTGTTGATGCTATTGCTGAAGATGAACGTGAGGAATGTGCAAAGATGTGTGATTATGTTTACGACAACATCGTTACTGATGAGCATATAAAAGCTATGGCATTCAAAATCAGAACAAGGGAGCAAAAATGAAAACCAAAGAAGAAATCAAAGATGAAATCATTGAACTGTATGGGGCAACTCAAGCCTTGAGCGAGGCAATGAATTTTCTTCATGCACAACGCATGGAGAAAAGTAAACAGATGATGGCATTAAATCATATGTTGAAAGAGATGGAGGACAAGGATGACTAAAGACGATATTAAAAAGATGGTAGTTCAACTAAGTGGGTGTGATATGCCTGAAGATGACTCACCTGCATTAAAAATGTTTATAGACTTTGCCAAGTTGGTAGCAGAAAAAGAACGTGAGGCGTGTGCAGAAATCTGTGATGGTTTTTACCTATCTTGGATAGAAATACAAGGTAGATATGAATTCATGGGTGAGGGAGCAAGCGAATGTGCTGGTGCAATTAGAGCAAGGGGACAAGAATGACTAACACAGAAACAAAAATTACTTTTTACAAACCGCCTGAACCAATTGGTTATTGGTGTTTATATAGTGGTTCGCCAACGACAAAGTTTGCAATGTTTCAAAAGCCAACTGATGAACAAATCAAAAACACAACTGAGTTATTAGGATGGATTTGGGAGGATGCAAAATGACTAAAGACGAAGCATTACGCCTTGCATTAGAGGCGTTACAAGAGACTTGGTATCACGTTGGTACTTTTGCGCCAACTGATGAGGCTATAGAACTATATGATAAAGCCATTAAAGCACTACGTCTTGCTATTGATGTGGAAAACATGGCTTCTAAATCTACCTATAAAGAACAACTAGAAACAAAAGATGAGCCTGTTGGTAAGTTTGCAAAGTTTACTGATGGTATATGGAGAGAAGTAACTGATTATTCTGCGGGAATTCCTCTTTACACCACACCACAACGCACATGGGTAAGACTGACAGAAGAAGATTTAAAACCAATATGTGATGAATGGCGTATTGTTTATGGAGCATGGATGGACGACTTTGCCAGAGACATTGAAGCCAAGCTGAAGGAGAAGAACAATGGATAGCTATGAAAAAAGGGGAGTAGTTTTTGTTTTGTTGATTGGGTTTTTTGTTTGGGGACTTCTTTTTTTGATTAACTTTTGTTTTGTCCCAAGCAATGAAGCGATTGCAAAAGACCATGCCATGCAAGTTATACAAACATTTGATAACTGTAAGGTGTATAGATTTTATGATAGGGAATATCACTACATTACAAAATGTGGTGACAAGGTAACAACGCAAAAGAATTGGGATGAGTCATGCGGTAAGGCTTGCACCCGACACAAAACAGAAGACATTACAACGGAGGGTAACCAATGACTGAAGAAGATGAAGAATTTGAACGTATTGTAAAGAAACGACAATACTTAATTGATTACATTCTAGAACCTCCATTGGTTTCTAAACAA